GGTTGCAAGACCTAGCGCAAAAAAACGGGGCTGGGCCTTGAGGCAATCTTGCCGGAAAGCGACACGATGACACAGGACGCACTCGCTCGAGCGCTTAAGATCACGCGGCCGACGCTGCGCGAATGGCAGAAGCGCGACGACTGGCCGACCGGGGCGACCCTCGAGCAGCTGATCGCGTGGCGCGACGAGCGCGGGCTTGGGCGAATCAAGGACGGAAGCCTAGGCGCGCTGAAGGCCGAGTTGATGCGGCGCGACATCGAGTTGCGCGACCTCAAGCTGGGGCGGGAACGCGGCAACGTGGTCGAGCGCGAGGTCGTGCAGGATATGCTCCAGCTTCTTTCCCAGAAGCTCGACTTGCTCCTGCGCTTGAAGCTCGAGGTCGAGCTCGGCCCGCGCGTCGCCGGCAAGTCGGCCGCGGAGGCCAACGTCGAAGGCGGGCTGATCCTGGACGAGATCCGCGAGGTGATCGCGGGCAACCTTGCGCGGTTCGAGACGGAAGCGATTCGCAAGAGCGCGACCGAGGAATGAGCGCCGAGCAACTCCTCGCCGGCTTCCGCCTCCCGCGGCCGGATCGCTCGCCGATCTACGAGTGGGCGCGGCGGCACGTGCAGCTGCCGGAATCCTACGCGACGCCAGGGCCGTTCAACGTGAGGCTTTCCCCGTGGCTCGTGCCGATCTTCGACGCGCTGCAAAATCCGCTCGTCCGCCGCGTTCACTTTAGGAAGGCCGTGCAGATCGGCGGCACGCTGGTGGCCGACGTCTGGCTCCCGTGGATAATCGCGAACGATCCCGGCCCGATTAGCTGGACGATGCAGACTGACGAGATGGTAGAGAAGCACGCGAAGACGCGCCTGTGGCCGCTTCTTGAGCGATGCCGGCCGGTGGCCGCAATGCTGCCGAAGCCGGGGCCGCACCGCACGACGACCGAGATCTTCTTCGGCGGCTTCTTCGTCACGCTGAACGCGGCGAACCTCTCGACTCAGCAGAGTCAGTCGATCCGCTACAAGATCAACGACGAGCTCTGGCTCCCGCGCTGGCAGGAGATTTACGGCCACGCGGTGGCGCGAGTCTCCAAGTTCGAGGAGGTCGGCCGCTCGAAGATCTACAACGCGAGCCAGGCGCCGGTGATGGACGCGGAAACGGGCAACGTCGAGGACACGAGCTACCGCTCGGGCGATCAAGGCGAGTGGCACGCCGAGTGCCCAGGCTGCCGCAAGATCCTGCCGGTCGCGTTCGAGGTTCTGAGCAAGGAGCAGCGCGGCGGCGTGATCTGGGACCGAGCGGCGCGCCGCGATGACGAGACGTGGGACGTCGGGCGCGCGGTGGAGACCTGCCGCTTTCGCTGCATCTCCTGCGGGCACGAGTCCGCGGACAGCGACGCGACCCGCGCCGGCTGGGCGAAGACCGGGCGCTTCGTCGCGATGAATCCTGCGGCGCCGCGGGAGGTGCGGTCGTTCCGGCTGGAGGCAATCGTGACGCGCCCGATGCGGCTGCTCGTCGAAGAGTTCCTGCAAGCCGAGAACCAGCTGGTCCGCACGGGCGACGAGCAAGCGAAGATAGAGTTTCGGACGAAGCGGCAAGCGCTGCCGTGGATCGTGGAGAAGAAGGCGGTCAACGTGCTGCTGAAGGACTCCGGCTACAAGCTCGCCGACTACGCGCAGGGCGAGTCGATCCCAGACGAGGCGATCCGCTTTATGGCAATCGACCGTCAGCAGGACCACTTCTGGGTCGAGGTCGGCGCGTTCTCCACGGCGCAAGGGCCGCGCTACCGTCAGCTGTGGTTCGGCCGCATCGACACGCGGGACCAGCTGCGCGCGCTCCAGGAGCGGTTCAAGGTCTCAAGCGCCTGCGTCGCGCAGGATCGCGGCTACCGGCCGGCTGACGTGGACCGCGACTGCGCGGAGTTCGGCTGGCGCTCGATGCGCGGCTATGGTCGGCGGACTTGGACGATGCGCGACGAGGCGACCGGGCAGATGGTCAACTTCCCGTTCAGCGACCCGCAGGTGAGCGACTACCGCGGCGGCGACGTCTACTTTTACAATTGGAGCGGCGACTATTTCAAGGACACGCTGGCGACCGCGCTGGAAGGCAAGGGCGACTTGCGCTGGGAACTGCCGTCCGACGTTAACCCGCTCTACCTCGAGCACCTCAAGGGCGAGGCGAAGGTCGAGGTGCGGACCGGCGTCTGGGAATGGAGGGAGGTTCGAAGCAACGCGCCCAACCACGGATTGGACACGAGCGCGATGCTTCTTTGTATGGCTACCATCGCGGGCATCATCCGCTTCGTGCCGTCAAAGTCGTAGCATTACGGGGCGTCAAAAAACCTTTTGACGGCGGCCGCTCTTTTATGGCGGCAGACAATCCCTTCCTCGACATTGACGTTGCGACGCTGACAACGCTCAAGTCCAAGGTTCTCGATGCGATACAGGCTTGTCTGCTCAACACGAGCTACTCGCTGAACGGCAAGAGCGTCACGCGCGCTGATCTTAACACGCTCAACAAGATGCTGGGCGACATCACCGCGGCCATCGAATACCAGAACGGCGACACGACCGATACGACGTTCGTCAGCTTCACCAGGAATTGATTATGCAGACTTTCGACGCGACCCAAGTCATCCGCAACCGGCCGTGGTTCGAGCGGGCGCTCGAGACCATCGCGCCGCAGGCCGCGCTGCGCCGGCTCCAGGCTCGCGTTGAGACCGCGCTTTTCAGCTACAACGCCGCGCAGACGAACCGGCTGTACGCGCCGATGCAGTACGGCCAGCCGAGCGAGTCCTCGCAGACGGTGCGCGAGCGCGTGGTGATGATGTGGGAGGCGCGGAACTTGGTCGAGAATTGTCCCGAGGTTAAGGAGGTCTCGCGCAAGTTCGGCAATTACCTGACGCCGACCGAATACTCGGCAACGACTGGAGACCGAGACTACAACGCGACCGTCAACGAGTGGTTCCATACGTGGTGCAAGCAGGCCGACGCGACGGGCCGCAACTCGTTCCGCAAGCTCGTGCAGCTGGCCGCGGAGAATCGGCCGGTCGACGGCGACTGCGGCTTCGTCATCCGCCGCGTGGGCGATGGGCTCAAGCTCCAGCTGGTGCCGGCGACCCGCATCGGCAATCCAAACGAGATGGGCCTCGACTCGGAGAACTACTTCGAGGGCGTCATAACGAACGAGTTTGGCGTGCCGGTCGCGTACCGCATTTACCGCGTGACGCGCGAGGGCGTTTACTTCGGCGCGGAGGACGTGCCGGCTGGGAACTTCTGCCACTACTTTGACCCGTTCCGCGTCGATCAGTACCGCGGCGTCACCGACTTTCACGCGGCGATCCAGACGGCGCGGATGCTGCACGAGATCCTCCAAGCCGAGAAGGCCGGCGTGCGCTTCGCTTCGCAGCAGGCGGCGCTCGTCTTCACGGACCGCGGAACGGCCAACGCGCGCAACCTCTTTACTCCGACCCCGAGCGCGACGCTTCCGAGCGGCCAGCAGCAGAAGAACGAGCTTTCCGAGGTCGGGATGATCAAGTACCTCGGCCAAGCTGACCGCGTCGAGACGATGCCGGCGCGGCCGAGCACGGCGTTCACGGGCTTCATCGCGCATCTGATGCACGAGCTCTCGATCGCCGTCGGCATCCCGAAGGGCGTCCTCTTCGGCACGCAGGACTACGCCGGCCCGAGCGTCCGCGCGGAGTTTGCCGCGGCCGACCGCGTGTTCGCGCGGCATCAGGGCGTGCTCGTCGACAAGGTGCTAGATCCGATCAAGAACGCGGTCATCCTCGACGCCATCGCCCGCGGCGAGATCCCGGCGCCTCCTGCTCGCGATGGAGAGACTCCGGTGCAGGCGCTGAAGCGCGCGACCCGCGGCGAGTGGCGCTTCCCGCCTAAGCTCACCATCGACGTCGGTCGCGAGTCCGCGGCTAATATGAACGAGAACCGCCAAGGCGCGAAGTCTCTCCAAGAGATTGCGGCCGAGCAGGGCACCGATGCCTTTACGCGACTGGAGCAGATCGCTGCGGAGGCGAGCTACGTCAAGGAGCTCTCCGAGCGCTACGAGATCCCCGAGACGGCGATTCGCCTCGTGACCAACTCGCTCCCGAGCACGCCAGCCGCTGCCGCCGCTACGGGCGACAACGTCGCGAGTGCTGCTGCGGAGGCGCAGGCGGAATCGACTGCCGCGCCCGAGGACGAAACGCCGGACCAGCCTCCGACGCCGGCCGAGCTTGCGCGCTTCGCCTCGGTGGACCTGACGCCGACCGATGCGATGGCAGCCGAGGCCAAGCGCGGCCTCGAGTGGCGCGACAAGTTCAACCGTGGCGGCACGGCAGTCGGCGTCGCTCGCGCGCGCGACATCTCGAACAAGGCCAGCCTCTCGCCCGACACGGTCCGCCGGATGGTCTCCTATTTCGCGCGGCACGAGGTGGACAAGCAGGGCACTGGCTTTTCCCCAGGCGAAGACGGCTATCCTTCCGCCGGCCGGATCGCGTGGGCGCTCTGGGGCGGTGACGCTGGCGCCAGCTGGGCGCGTGCGAAATCCGAGGCGCTCAAACGCGAGGAACTGAATCGGCCGACGAACGTCGCCGATGCGCTAGAGGCTGGGCGCAATCGCGCGAAGCGGCCGCTGGAGCGACTCGCGGACAAGGCGACCAAGCTTGCCGCGGTGCGCGAGAAGCTGGGCCAGAACGCGAAGAGCGAGGCGCAGATCGAGCAGGCGCTGAAGCCGCTTGGATTCGCGCCTAAGCCAGTCGTGGCGCCGCCTCCTCCCGCTCCGATCGTCACGCTCTCCGACGCGCGCAAGATGCTCGCCGAGAAGGCCGACGCCGAGGACAAGCTGACCGCGCTCTTCGCGAGTGTGACTGATCGCCGCGCCAAGATCAAAAGCCTCCGCACCCATTGACAATGCATAGTGTCCTTGACGCCATCATCACGAGCAACGAGCAGCTGGGCCAGCGGGCTGAGGAGTTCGCGCAGCTGCTGGTCGAGCACGACAAGACGCTCGACGAACTGCTCGAGCGCATCGGCAAGACGGTGCCGGAGATCCGCAAGGAGCTGGAGTCCAAGCTGACCGAGGCGGTGCCTGGGCTCGTCTCGGACGCCTATGCCAAATACAACGAAGACCTCGAAGGCCGCTGCCGCGCCGCGCTCGCCGACTCGCAGACGAAGCTCGAAGCCGTCCGCGCTGAGATCGTTGGTCTTGCTCAAACGCAGTTCACCGAGGCCGAGAAGCAAATCGGGCTGACCGCGGAGCAGATCGAGTCGCGCATCCTGGGCACGCTGACGGAGGCCGCTAAGGAGCGAATCACGAAGCTTGAGCGAGGGCTTGTCATCGAGATCCAGCACGCGGTGAACGCGGCGCTGCCGAAGCAGGAACTGGCCGCGGCGCCGACGCTGATCGACTCGTATCGCGGGCAATGGAAAGAGGGGATGGTCGCGCAGCGTGGCGATCTATTCTCGTGGTACGGCAGCACCTACCTCGCGCTCGAGGACACGAACGACACGCCGGGTCGGAAGAACATCGCCACCGCTGGCGCGAAGTGGGCGGTGATCGCGGCGCGTGGTGCAGGCGGCGGCGGTGGGGGCGGCGGTGACTCGCTTCCTTCGCAGGCGGGCAACGCGGGCAAGTTCCTCAAGACCGACGGCACGACGACGCTCTGGGAAACGATCCCCGGCGGCGGCGATATGCTCGGCGCGAACAACCTGACCGACGTCGCGTCCGTCACGGCAGCATTCGCGAACATCAAGCAGGCTGCGACTACGACCGCCTCGGGCGTCGTCACGTTCGCGACCTCGGGAGAAAGCGCCGCGCTGAAGGCTGTGCAGGCGAACGACGCGCGCTTGTCCGACTCGCGCACGCCTACCGCGCACGCTTCGACGCATCAGACGGGCGGCAGCGACCCAATCGACTTCCCGGTGGATTCGGTCTTTGGCGCGACCAACACGATCACGCAGGTCGACTACTTCGCGCTTAACACGTCGAGCACCGCGAGCGTGACCACGGCGAAGGCCGTCTGGAATGCGACCGAGGGCGCCATCGAGGTCGGGCTCAACTCCAGCGTCAACGCGCTCCTCGGAGTCGACCAGCACGTCCAGATCTACAACCAGAGCGGCTCCGCCTTCAGCAAGGGCCAAGTCGTGCGGCAGGACGGCTCCTCCGGCACGCGGCTCAAGGTGGTGCTGGCGCTGGGCACCGACGACACCAACTCAGCGACGACGATCGGGCTGGTCGCGCAGTCGATCAGCGATAACTCCAGCGGCTTCATCATCACGAGCGGGCTACTGCGTCCCATCGACACGAACGCATTTAACGAGGGCGACACTCTCTGGCTTTCGGCCACGACTCCAGGCGGGCTGACCAACGTGAGGCCTACGCAGCCGAATCACTCGGTGCGGATCGGGTACGTTATCAAGAAGGCCGGCGTTGCCGATGGCATCATCTACGTCGACATTCTCAACGGCTTCGAGCTCGAGGAACTGCACGACGTCCTCGTGACCACGGTCGCGAATCGCGATTTTCTCTCTTACGATTCCTCGACCACCGTCTGGCGGAATCGGCAGCTTTTCGACTCGACTGCTCCTGCGGCGCTCGGCGTCTCCGCAACTGCCGGCGTCTCGATCACCGCGGCCCGCGTCGATCACGTCCACGCGCGGCCGACGCTCGACCAGCTGGACATCAGCGGCGCGGCTCAGGGCGACATCCTCTACCGATCGGCCACCAGCTGGGCGCGCCTTCCCGCGGCAACTGCCGGATACATTCTCCAGACGAACGGCGCCGCGGCGAACCCCAGCTGGGCGCAGAACACCGGCGGCAGCGGCGCGCCGACCGATGCCGAATACATCGTCGCATCAGCGAATGGCTCGCTGAGTGCCGAGCGCGTCATCAGCAACAGCACCTCGGTCACGGTCAACTTCGCGACCGGCGGCCAGGTCTCGCTTGAACGCGCCGCGCTGACTGGCGACGTCACGGCCTCGCAGAATAGTAACGCGACCACGATTGCCAACGACGCGGTCTCGAACGCGAAGCTCGCAAATATGGTGGCGAGCACCATTAAAGCGCGGGTCACGGCTTCGACCGGCGATCCGGAAGATGCCAGCCTGACGCAAGTCCTCGACCTCGTCGGCTCCACGACTTACGGCGACGTCCTCTATCGCGGCAGCACGAGCTGGCAGCGGCTCGCGCCTTCGGTCTCGGGCTACGTGCTCGCGACGCAGGGGCAAGGCGCGAATCCGCTTTGGGTCGCGCAGACTGGCGGTGGCGGCGGCGCTCCTACGGACGCCGAGTATCTGGTCGCTAGCGCGAATGGAACGCTATCAGCGGAGCGCGTCATCCAGAACTCGACGTCGATCACGGTCAACTTGGCGACGGGCGGGCAGTTCGCGCTGGAGCGGGCAGCGCTCACAGGCGACGTGACCGCGAGCCAGAACAGCAACTCAACGACCATCGCGAACGGCGTCGTCAGCACGGCCAAGCTGGGCGGCGACATCACTACTGCGGGCAAGGCGCTCCTCGATGATGCGGATGCTGCGGCGCAGCGCACGACGCTCGGCCTCGGCACGCTCGCGACGCAGAACGGCACGTTCTCGGGCACGAGCTCAGGAACCAATACGGGCGACCAAACGATTACGCTCACGAACGACGTCACCGGCAGCGGCACGGGCTCCTTCGCGACGACCATCGCGAATGATGCCGTGACCAACGCCAAGCTCGCCAATATGGCCGCGAGCACGATCAAGGCTCGCATCACCGGCAGCACGGGCGATCCCGAGGACGCAACGTTTACGCAGGTGCTCGACCTCGTCGGCTCGGTCACGTACGGCGACATCCTGTACCGCGATTCGACTTCGTGGGCGCGGTTGCCTGCTGGAACCTCTGGGCACTTCCTCAAGACGCAGGGCGCGGGAGCGGCTCCTACGTGGGCGGCGGCGAGCGGAGGCGGCGGCGGATCGACCAACCTCTGGATCGCGGCCTCGCAATGGATTCCGCGCACGACCACGGGCGTCGGCGTGGACTCCACCGAAACGACGACCAACCGGCAGAACTTCGACCAGCTATTGTTCGACGCTGCAACCGATGAGTTCGCGCAGGCTTTGGTCGTGATGCCGACGAATTACAACGCGGGACAAGTCACGGGTCGCTTCTACTGGACGGCGACGACCGGCTCGGGCGCGGTTGTCTGGGGCTTGCAGGGCCTCGCCTACTCGGACGATGACGCACTCGATACCGCGACCGGCACGGCGCAGACCGTGACGGATACGCTGCTGGCCGCGAACGATATGATGATTTCCGGCGCGACTTCCTCGATCACCATCGGCGGGACGCCCGGCGCGAACAAAGCGGTGCAGTTCCAGATCTACCGCGACGCGGATGCAGGCGGCGACACCCTCGCCGTGGACGCCCGCCTCCTTGGCGTTGAAATCTCCTACACGTCGAGCTGATGAGGGCGCGGCATAGACATTTCAAGCCAACTTCAGTTGGTGCATTTATTGCTGTTGATAGTCGTTACATCAACCAAAGCGACAACACGGCGATAAGCACTTGGTCCGACCGAAGCGGGAGTGCTAATGACGTGACGCAAGCTACGGGAGCAAATCAACCCGTCTATCGCACAGGCGTCCTTGGAGGCAATGGGGTTGTGCGATTTGATGGCTCAAATGATTTTCTTGAAAGCCCTACGATAGTAAAGAGCCAGCCTTACACTTCCTTTTTGGTAAATCTACCGAAACAATTTTACTCAAATTACAATGAGGTATTCGAGGATTCAAGTTTAGGATGCCTTTCTGCAATAGCTCCAAGCGGAGGAGTTGCAAAACACGACACGTATGCAGGCGTAGACCTATTCGGGGTAGCAGCAACTGTTAATGCGTGGTTTATCGGCAATCACGTATTCAACGGCTCAAGTTCAAAAAACGAGATAAATGGAGGGTCGATAACAACCGGGAACGCAGGCACCAACAATATCAACGGAAAATTTCAAGTGGGTCGAAACTGGAATAGTACGATTTATGTGAATAACGATTTTGCATTTGGTATGGTTTGTTCCGGTGCATTAAGCGACAGCCTTCGCCAGCGCATAGACCACAGCAACGCCTACAGTTTCAAACTAGCCTGCTCGTAATGACCACCTACCTCACCCTCGACTGCGCCCTCCGCGCCGAAACCGACCCGACGGCCATCTCCAATCTGGAGCGCAAGGGGTGGGTCGTCACCGTTCCGCCGAGCTACGACCCGGCCACCGAGCAGGCGCCCGTGTGGGAGAACTGCGGATGGGTGGTGAAGCCGCTGCCGCCCCCGCAGCCGTACCGCGTAAGCAAAGATACGATCACGAGCCGCGTGCTCGACGCCGGCAAGATCCCCGATCTGATGGCGGTGATCGCCGGCTTGAGCGCGGAGGAGCAATTCCTATGGACCAACTACGCTTGGTTCTGGAATAACAATCCCACGGCCATCGCCATTTGCGCGCAGCTCGGTCTCGATCCCGCGGTGATCCTCGCGCCTGATCCCTACCTTACCTAATGAAACGCATCCTCGCCTCGCTCCTGCTAGTTGCTACCGCGTTCGCCCAGACGAGCGACACGCTGACCGTTAACACCGGACAACAGATGGCGTTCTCGGCTGCGGCCGAGGGCACGCCGCCGCTTACTTGGCAATGGCTGAAGAACGGCGTGGCTATCGCCGGCGCCACTAATGCCACCTACACCGTCGCATCGGCCGCTACCACCGACTCCGGCACCTATCGGGCTCGCGCCACCAACTCGGCCGGCAGCGCCGAATCAAACGCGCTGACGATCAACGTCGTCGTGCCGGTGGTGGCGCCGAAGAATGTCGTGGCGAGCGTGGTTGTGACGACCCCCACGCAGGGGGGCAATTCCGGTTCGCGTCCTCGCTCCCCGAAAGATTAACGTGAAGACGACCGACCAACTCCTAGCGCTCGCGCAAATGGCCGGCGACCTGATCGCGCGGCTGGACCGGATGGAGCAGCAGTTCGCGACGCAATCCATCTCGCTCAACGCCGCCGACAAGGCGCTTGCCGCAAGCCTTGACGGTTTACGCTCTCTTGACGCCGCCGCGCTAGAGGCTCGCATCGCCGCCATCGAAAAGAAACTCTCCCAATGAGCAGCCAACTCGAAAGCATCTACTCCGACGAACTGATCCTGCTTGCCGAGACGCTCGGCGAGGTGAAGACGCGCACCGAGAAGCTGGAGGGCGAGTTCTCGACGCACGCGAAGCCGCTTGAGGCCGCGACCAACGCGCTCTCCGCGGCGCTTTCCGGCATCAAGGCGCTGCAATTCCACGTCCTCGATAACAACCTCGGCGCGCTCTCCGCTCGCGTGGAGGAGATGCGGAAGGCGGTTGACGAGCAGGTGGGCGTGATTGCGCTGGAGCTCAAGAAGGCCGACGAGACGAACGCGGCCAAGGCGGGCGCTGACGCGGAGGCGCTGCGCTCCGAGATCGTGGCGCTGCAATCGCAACTGGGATCGCTCGTGACTCAGTTCGGGCAGCAGCTGGAGCGGGTCGAGTTCGCGGCGAAGGAGGAGGCGAAGAAGCTTGAGCTGATTCCTGGGCCGGCCGGCGCTGCGGGCGCCTCGCTGAATCCCCGCGGCACGTTCATCGATGGCGAGGTTTACAACCGCCTCGACGTGGTCTCGTGGCTGGGCTCGAGCTACATCGCGACCGTCGACGGCGTGACCGAGAAGCCGAGCAAAAACAGCAATCAATGGCAGACGCTCGCCAGCCGGGGCGGTGGCGGCGCGGGAGGCGTGGGCGATTTCGGCTCGCTCGCCGGCGTGGCACAAATCAACCAAGGCGGCACGGGCCAGACGACGCGAGCTGCTGGTTTGAACGCGCTGCTGCCGGATCAGGCGGGCGCGACGCAGTATATGCTGCTCACCGACGGCAGCGGCACCGTCAGCTGGGGCGCGCAGCCGGTCGCGGGGCTGCCGAGCCAGACGAGCAACAGCGGGCGCCTGCTCACGACGAACGGCAGCACGGCCTCCTGGAGCAACGCCGTCACGGTGAGCGGGAGCAACGCCACGGTGGGCGGATCGTTGACTGTTAGCGGCACCACGACTGCGGACGGGCTTGCAACTTCCGGCTTCTTCGGAGGGTCAAAGCGCGTGATCGCTGGATACAATACGTCCAGCGATTACGGTTTTGTTGCTTCCGTCGATACCGGCATTGGTTGGAAAGAGCTTCACTTAAACCCGGTTGGCGGTGTGGTTAAGGTTCCGAATACGGCCGCCTCCACCACCACCTCGTCCGGCGCTCTGGTGGTAAGCGGTGGCATTGGGGTGGCGGGGGCGATTAATGCGGGTGGCGCGGTTAATGCTGAAGGCATTTTGTCGACAAGCAATGCCGCTGGTGTTGCCGTTGTGGGAGGTCGTCAATGGAGCATTCGTGTTAATCCGTCTTCAGGCACTCGTCCTTCTGCCTTTGTCATTCGGGACGACTCTCTTGGGTCGGAACGAGTCACTATTGATGCGAGCGGTAACACGAGCTTTGCCGGGACGTTGACGGTGAGCGGAAGCGGAGACAGCACGCTTACTGGGCCTCTTTCGTGGGGAACTACGGCTCCGGTAAACGCCCTGTTGCTCTTCAAAACGGGCAACACCAAGTGCGGCAATGGGCTAACTGCGGGTTCTTGGAACAACTTTGTACCGGCTGGCGTTTTTAAGCACTCGTGGGGTTATATGTCCACGAGCGATGGCACTACTTACACGGAGTTAGCTACGCTGACGGCGAACACCGGGGTTCTTGCCGTTCTCGGCACCACCGCCTCCAACAACACCTCCTCCGGCGCGCTGGTGGTGAGCGGGGGCGTGGGGGTGGCGGGGAATACTAATATTGGTGGAGCACTTCGTTTCCATACCAATACCGCGCTTCCCGGAACTGCATCTATTTCCAAGGATGCTACCTTCGGACTAAACTTCTACGCATCAACCGGAAGTAGTTACGACTTTACGATCTTCAACGCAGCCGGTACTGGATTGCTGGTCAATCCTACGGGAACAAGCGCGCTTACTGCTTTTGATACGTTTACGGCGACTGGAACATTAATCGCCAACGCCGCGTCTAACGCCTTCCGCATCACGACCGCGCAAACGCCCGCGTCCGCTGGCGCTACCGGCACCGCTGGCACCATCTGCTGGGATACGTCCTACATCTACGTCTGCACCGCTACCAATACTTGGAAGCGGGTCGCCATTTCCACTTGGTAATCTTTCCCTATGAATACCGTCATCGCCATCTCCCCCGTTTCCGTCTGGAGCCCGACCGGCACGAAGACTGCCACGCAGTTTTCGGTCAGGTACGTGAACTATGTGAACGGTCCCGCCGTCGCCGACTGCCAGCTGCTCGACGCTGCCGGTGCTGAGGTCGCCTCCCAGCTCGTCAACGCCACCGAGGCGCAGACGGCTGCCTGGACCGACGACGTCGGCTTTTACGAGGTGCTCGCGCAGAACGCCGGCCTGACTCCGCTGTGATTTGACGGGCCGCCCTGACGCTATGGACGCAAACACCATCTCGCCCGAGCAAGCCCTCCAGAATCTCGCGCACGTCGCCGCCGCTTACCGAGGCACCGCGCAGGAGCACGATCTCCTGCGCCAGTCGGTGCAAGTTTTGGCGGACGCGATTAAAGTGAAGCCTTTCGCGTGATGCTCGACTTCCTCTCATCTGCTCTCGGTGGTGGCGCACTTGGCGTCATCCTCAGAATCGGCAACGGATTCTTCGAGGAGTTCCGCGCCGGCCGAGAGCACGGGAGGAAGTTGGAAGAGGCGAAGGTGCTCGCGTCGATCCGCCAGGACGAGGCCGCGTGGAAAGCCTTCGAGGCGAGCCAGCAGGCGGGCGTGGTGCCGGCCAACGTCCACGCTTGGGTCGCCGACGTCGTGACGCTGTTTCGTCCGTTCCTCACCATCTCGCTAGTGCTGATCGCGACCGTCATCTGGTTTTACGCAGCCGAGCCTTCCCGCGCGTCGATGACTGAACAGGTCACGTTCGCCGCGTTCAACTGCGTCGGATGGTGGTTCGGTGATCGCGCCGCCTACCGCGCCAAGCTCAAATGATCAAGCCAGCCGACGCCGTCGCCGCTATCACTCCGCCGGTCGCCACCGTGACCGCGGGCCAGATCAACTCGCTGCTCGGTATCGTTACCGGCATTGCCTCGCTGGCGTTTATCTTTTGGCGCTGGCATCGCGAGATAAAGAAGGCGCGCGCCGAAGACGCCGCAGCGGCCGACGCGCAGGAGGGGCGGCGTGACTGACTGGTCCGCAGTTCAGCGGGACGAGTCCCGCAAGCTCTACGAGGCCGAGATCGCGGGCCTCAAGAAAGAGCTCGACGTCGCCAGGGCTGCGCTCGAGAACGCGACCAAGGCGCGCAAGGCCAAGCCGGCGCCATCCGTCTCGCCGCGTAAGCGCACCGGATCCGACATCGTCCGCGTCGTCATCCCCGACACGCACGGCTCGCTCGTGGATCCCAAGGCCGTCGCCGCGATGCTGGCCGACATCCGCGCGCTGGACCCGCAGGAAATCATCCTGCTTGGCGATCACGTAGACTGCGGCGGCTTCCTCGCTCAGCACCACGTAATGGGCTACGTGGCCGAGACGGATTACACCTACGAGGAAGACCTCGCCGCCTCCGCGCTTTTCCTCGACCAGCTGCGGGCCGCGGCGCCTCGCGCGAAGATCGAGTATCTCGAGGGCAACCACGAGCGGCGCGTCGAAACGTGGTGCGTGACGCAAGTCCTCCGGCATAAGAAGGACGCGGAGGGGCTGCGCCGTCTGCTCGCGCCCGAGTTTCGGCTCAAGCTCAAGGAACGCGAGATCTCCTACTACCGCCAAGGCGAGTTCTACGACGGCCTTCCGGTCCCCGGCGTGATCAAGCGCGGCAAGTGCTTCTTCTTTCACGGCGTCAGCACGGCCAAGAACGCAGTCGGCGCGACGGTCGACAAGATCGCCGGCAACTGCGTCTTCGGCCACACGCACCGCGCGCAATCGAACATCGTTCGCCGCATCGCGACCGGCATCGTCGGCGCCTGGAACCCTGGATGTCTCTGCCAGCTTCAGCCTCTATGGCAGCACACGGCACCGACCGATTGGTCGCACGGCTACGCGGTGCAGCTAGTCGCGACTAGCGGCGCGTTCCTGCATCTGAACATTCCCATCATCGAGGGCGAGTCGCACTTCGCGGCGCTGCTAAAACTGTGAACTGGAAATCTCTCGTCGAAGCGCAGAACCGCAAAACCTACGTGCTGCCTGCCGGCTGGGACTCGCGCGACAAAGTGGCCGAGCAGCTAGAGTGCAGCGTCGACAACGTCCGCGTGCTCCTCGGGCCAGCGATTCGCGCGAAGACCGTCGAGGTCGCGCAATTCCCGGTGTGGGATGAGATTACGAAAAAGGTCGTCCGCGTTACTGCATACAAGCGCCGCGCTACTTTAGACGTTAAAAGCAAAGGATGATTTGACGGCGGCGGCTTTTACAATGGTCGCGCCCACCATCACTTTTGCCGTTGCCGCCGGGAAGATCGACGCCGAAGCAGGCGTGATTCGCGGCGTCTCGCTAATCTCCGAGGGGCCGGCGCTGGGCCACGGCGTGATGGTTGACGCGCGCACGCTCCAGCAAGTGAAGGCCGCGGCGGAGCAATACGAGGGCGGGCTCAAGGTGAAGCTCGATCACAACTCGGGCGCCGGCGACATCATCGGCTACGTCGACGGGCTGCGGATCGAGGGCAAAAAGCTCCTGGGCGATCTGAACTTGCTCAAGAACTCGCCGCATCGCGGGTACGTGCTAGAGATCGCGGAGAAGATCCCCGACACCTTCGGGCTGTCGATTGCGTTCTCCGGTCCGGTCGAGATGTCGGGCGACAAAAAGACGATGCTCCAGCGCTGCTCGGAGATTTACTCCGTCGATCTCGTAAGCGAGCCGGCCGCGAACGCCGAGGGGCTATTCGAGCGCAGGATGAAATCCTTTCAGACCGAGTCGGGCACCACGCCCGAGGAGGCGAAAACCGAAATCGAAATCAAAATTCCGATGAATGATGACGTGAAAAAGGAGATCGCGGGGATGATTGAATCCGCGATGATGGCGATGGGCGAGCGGCTCTCCAAGCTGGAGGCCGGTATGCCTAAGCCCGAAGACAAGCCGGCCGCGATGTCGGCCAAGCACGACGATGTGCAGCTGGCTGCCAAGCAGGCCGCCGAGGCTGCGCTCAAGGAGTTTGCCAAGACCATCGGCGCGCCCGCGGCTCCCGCGGCCTCCGCTGAGGTTGCGGCTCCCGCCGCCAAGAGCGAGGCGAAGAGCTTCGAGGCAATCGTGGCCGCGAAGACCTCCGAGCTCAAGGGCAACAAGGGCGACGCGATTGCGTTCGCCATCAAGAATCACGCGGCCGAATACCAGCAGTACCGCTCCCGCGTCGCTGCTGGCGAGGTCGTGAAACTCTAACCAGTAACCTACTACAATGGCTACCCAATATCTGGGGAACGGTACGTTCCTCGCCAACACCACCATCACCGCCTTCCAGGGCGTCGTGATTTCCAACAACCGCGGCGTCGGTCTCTCGACGTCCACCGCGTGCGACGGCTTCGCGCAGATCGATGCGGCTTCCGGTGATTACGTCACCGTCCGCTTCCTGCACTCGACCGGCACGATGAAGGCGACCGTCACCGGGACTCCCGTCACCGTTGGCGACAACCTCTACCTCGCCGCTTCGGGGCTCGTCTCCACCACCGGCACCGTGACCGTGGGCAAGAGTCTCTCGACTCAGGCCAGCGGCAACGGCTCCGCGGTGATCGAGTTTATCCCGAAGAACCTGTAACCCTTAAAGAAAGGATCTTCCTACAATGTACACCAATTCTGCCGCCGTTTTCCGTGGCGACATCGCCGGCGTCCTCGAGCAAGCCAAAGACTGGGAGACTGGTCTGATCGGCACGCGCGTGATGCCGATCCTCAACGTCCCCGTCCTCGCTGGGCAGTACCCCTCCTTCAAGCTGAAGGAAGGCCAGCTGCTGAAGTCGGACGTGAAGGTGCGTGACCCCTACTCCACCTTCCCGCGTGGCACGCGCTCCTTCACCCAGGAGACGTACACCGCGCTAGAGTACGGTTACGAAGAGGCCGTCGACGACGTGATCGCCGCGGACGTCTCGCGCTTCTTCGACGCCGAGGTTGTCGCCGCCAAGCTGTCCCGCCGCAAGCTCCTGCTCGCCCACGAACTCCGCGTGGCCGGCCAGATCTTCAACACGGGCAACTTCACCAGCACCAACTCCGGCACGGCCTACACGACCGCCAATCTGGCGACGTTCGACATCGCCGAGGATATCCAGCTGGCGCTCGACCGTATGATCTCGAACGGCGAGAGCACGGCGAACACCCGCGTCGTGATCCCGTATCCCGTGTGGACCCGCGCCCGCGCGTCGACGAAGTTCCAGAACCGCCTCCGCGGCGCTGGCATCTCGAGCGACACGATCCTCAACGCCTCCACCCAGGCGGCGGCCGAGGTCTTCGGCGTGAGCGAGGTGCTGATCGGTCGCGCGGCCTATGACTCCGCGGCTGAGGGCGTCGCCTTCTCGAGCTCCAACGTCTGGGCCAACACCTACGTGTGGGTCGGAAACGTGACCGAGTCCGGCGCCGGCTACTTCGGCGGTGGCGCGGGCTTCACGCTCAACTGGAGCCAGTACGGCCCGGCGGTCGGCGTGTTCACCTACCGCGACGAGTCGATCAAGAGCAACATCGTGCGCGCTTCGCACTACGTCGCCGAGAAGGTGGTCAACACCAACGGCGGCCAGCTGATCGCCACGCAGTACGCCTAATCTGGCACCGCTTAGGAGAGCATCCTAAGTTCTACCCGCGCTCCTTAACTGGGGCGCGGGTTTCTTTTTGACGGGTCCGACAGCGAAATGCGCGTCTCACTTTGCGTCATCTGCGGGAACGAGGCCGAGCACATTATCGCGATGCTCTCGAGCTTCGCGCCTGTGTTCGACGAGCTCTGCATCGTGCGGGCTATCGGAGCGAAGGAGGCCGACGCGACCCTAGAGATGGCGGCGGCCTGGTGCCGCGAGAATGGCAAGGACTTCCGCGGGGCTGAGTACCGGAACGGCTACGGCGCGGAGAAGTGGGACCACGTCGACTCCTTCGCGCGCGCCCGCAACGCGGCCTTCGCTAAGGCAACCGGCGACTGGATCGTCTGGTCCGACTGCGACGATCTGCTAGATGAGGCGCACGACTTCCGCGATCTCCTCCGCACCGTCGCGCCCGAGGTGCTGATGGTGCGCTGTCCTTATGACGTTCGAGGAACGAATAAGAAGCTGCACCGCGAGCGGGCGATCCGCCGCTCTGCCTTCGAGGCTGGGCGCGTCTGGCACCACGACGTACACGAAAACCTTCTGCTGCTTCCCGGCGACAAGCACGAGGACTGGCCGCGGCCGGTCTGGGTCCACGCGCCGAAGTCGGTCAAGAAGGAGAACCGCAGGCGCAATCTCCGCATCCTCGGGCAGTCGGTTAAGGAGACGCCGACCCAGTATTTCTACATCCACCAGGAGCACCTCTGCGCCGGCAATCGGCAGGCCGCGGAGCAGTTCGGGAAGATCGCTCTAAGCTTCCCGAATCTCGAGCAGTCCTTCCGCTACGAGGCTTTGCTCAATCTCGCCAAGCTCTGCGGCGATTCGCGCGAGGCGATGAGCTACGCGCTGCAAGCGCACGCCGTCTTCCCGTGGTGCCGCGAGGCTTACGCCGCGATCATCCTCCTACTTTTCGAGAAGAACGACGGAGCGCGTGCCCGCTGGTGGGCGGAGGAGATGCTGCGCCACCGCGAGCCAATCGGCGCGGACAAGCCGTGGACCTCCGAGGCGAAATACTACGGCTGGGCGGGCTACGATCTGGCAGCGCGAGCCTTCCGATTGGCTGGGATGGAAGCTCGGGCGGACGTGCTCCAGCAGCAGTTTCACCTCGGCAATCATCCGCGCATCTCGCTCGTCCACGCGACCCGCGGCCGAACGTCGAAGGCCGTCGCCTGCCGCGAGGCTTGGCTCGGGCTGGCTCAGGATCCGACCCGCATCGAGCACGTCTTCGCCGTGGACGCGGACGACAAGGAGTCGGTCACGATGGGCAAGCAGTTCCTCAGCGTCGTCTCGGAGAAGCGATCCTGCGTCGCAGCCTGGAACCTAGCAGCCAAGAAGGCGCGCGGCGATCTGATCGTGCAGCTGTCCGACGACTGGGTTCCGCCGATCGGGTGGGACGCGAAGCTTCTGTCGCTCGTCGAGGGGCGCGACTTGCAAAAGGAGCCTCTCGTCATCGCGGTCCACGACGGTCACCGCACCGGCCCGCTGCTTTGTATGGCGATCCTTTCGCGCGCCCGCTTCGAGCAGCAGGGCGGCGAGCTCTTTCACGAGGGCTACGAGTCGGTTTTCAGCGATAATGAGTTCAGCCACCGAGCCTGGCGCGACGGCGTCGTCATCGATGCGCGCGACCGCTACCGCTTCGAGCATCAGCACCCAGCGTTCAAGAAGGGCAACTGGGACGCGACCTACCAGCACAACAACACTAAGGAGCGTTACGACGCCGGCCTTGAGCTCTTCAAGCAGCGCAACCCTGACGCAGATCCGAAATGGACCACGCCGTGAGCAGTCAATTCACCTACGAGTATCGCATCCACAACTCGACGGACGCGCTGATGTCGCGCGACCGCACGATCCGCGCGCAGTACGATCACGCCTACGTCGCGCGCTATGAGAAGTATCCCGAGCGCGAGCTCTCGGAGATCCGCGCTGCGCTGTTCCGTCGCTTTTTTCCAGAGGCGTTTATCGTCTGCGACATCGGCTACGGAACCGGCGCGTTCCTGCGGGCGGTCAACGATCGCAGTCCTTGGGTCCATTGCTGGGGCTACGACGTTTCCCCATATCCCGCGCCGTCGT